AGCCAAAGATCGTATCTACATTGACCACACAAGTATCGGACCTATGTACGCCAAGAAAGAAGAGTATTGGTTAAACACAGATAATGGTAATTACAAGAAAGTGGGTATCGATCCAAAGGTTGATGAAATATGTGTAAGACGAGGTGATGTATATGTTAAAACAACGGGGGACGACATAGTTGAGCGTTATCTTGACGATGACCTTGACGAAACGTTGATTGTGGATGACGAGTTCAACCAAGCAACGTTTCTATTAGCATCTTTGGTTCCAACAACATATGAGAGAGCATCTACGATGGGAACTGCAACACTATGGAAAATGGTGATGTTGGCTTGGTCCTATAAGAATGGACTTGCCATCCCAAGAAAAGAAGAGAAGAGAAACTTCGTTGGTGGTCTATCCCGATTACTTAAAGTGGGTTACTCTAAGGACGTATTAAAACTTGACTACTCATCACTATACCCATCCATTCAGTTAGTTCACGACGTGTTCCCTGAGTGTGATATAACGGGAGCGATGAAGGGATTGTTAACCTACTTCCGTAACTCTCGTATTATGTATAAGAACTTGGCCGCTGAATACAAGGACATTGATAAAAAGAAATCAACATCATTTGACCGTAAACAATTACCAATCAAGATCTTTATCAACGCATTCTTCGGATCGTTATCAGCACCACACGTATTCCCGTGGGGAGATATTGACATGGGAGAACAGATCACATGTACAGGTAGACAATACCTAAGACAGATGTTAAACTTCTTTAGTAAGAGAGGATATAGTCCTTTGGTGTGTGATACCGATGGTATGAACTTCTCATTACCACCTGAAGGTGTTGATGATAGAGTTTATATTGGTAAAGGATTAAACTGGTTGGTTAAAGAAGGTAAGGAGTATCGTGGTTATGATGCGGATGTTGCAGAGTTTAATGACATCTTTATGAAAGGTGAGATGGGACTTGATTGTGATGGAACTTGGGATTCTTGTATTAACTTGGCTCGTAAGAACTACGCAACTATGGAACACAATGGTAAGATCAAATTAACAGGTAATAGTATCAAATCTAAGAAGATGCCAAAGTATATTGAGAAGTTCTTGGATAAAGGGATTAAACAATTACTTAAAGGTGAGGGTAAAGAATTTATTGAGTGGTATTACGAATACATCCAAAAGATATTTGACCAAAGAATTCCTTTAGCTGAAATCGCATCAAAGGCGAAAGTTAAGTTGTCAATCGAGGATTACATTAAACGAAGTAAACAAACAACTAAGGCAGGTAATCTTAACTCACGAATGGCCCACATGGAACTTCTTATTAGGGATGGTATACAAGCAAACCTTGGTGATATGATTCTTTATGTTAACAATGGAACCAAAGCATCGCACGGAGATGTTCAGAAGGTTAATGAAAAAATGTCTAAGAAAGATAAAGATGCGTACTTCGCAACTCACGGTAAGATGCCTGTTCTTGGTTCTCATATTGAATTGAATTGTTACCGTATTGATCCTTCAGATTTAGAAAACAATCCTGAAATGTTAGGTGAGTACAACATCCAAAGAGCAATCGCGACTTTCAATAAACGTGTGGAACCTTTATTAATTGTGTTTGATGATGAGGTTAGAGATTCCTTATTAATTAAGGATCCTGAAGATAGAAGTTTCTACACCACAGACCAATGTAAATTGATTAACGGTAAACCATTTAGTCCTGGTGATCAAGATGATGTTTATGAAAACTTAATCAAGATGGAACAAGGCGAAGTTGAATTTTGGGAATCAGTAGGTATTGACCCTAACTATATGTATGAATTGGCCGAAGAAGGGTGGGAGAAACACATTTAATGTGTTACACAAGCTTGATACCGTCGGAAGATAGGATATACCATATACCCTCAACAAATTGTAATTGAACGCAAGCTCCACGCTCAATATCTAATTGATCCCAATCTTCATCGATTCTATTATTATCAGGAACAATAACACAAGATGTTAGTGTTTTGATAATTATTTTTTCGGTAGTGGAAGAATTAAGTTCTATTGTACAAGTTTCCACATCTTTGACAATTATTAAAGTTTCTCCGTTTGTAGAATAAAAATCTTGAGAAACAATTTTAGTTCTTCGTTCTTCCATTATTTTTTCACCTAAACTTATTATTTTTCTTGTTGGTCTATTCATATTAGATTACATAGATTTGTCGAGGCATCGCTCTAAACCTTAATTGTTTGTTAAGATTCTCCGCAAGTAAAGCTTCACGTTCCATAATTTTTTCAGGACGTAATCTTGTGAGTCTACCATCCGCACCAATTAATTCATCTATAAGTTTTGTTTTTTCATCTTTTGCTTCCGTCGCCAATGATGTATAATCCATAGTTAAATCACCATCAGGTACTTTTAAACTACCGCTAAATTTACCACGTACCCTTGATAAGGTTTCTTTACAATATGCAGTAAACCATCTTCTAATCCAAATCTGTGCGGGGTTATTAAGATCATCCCAAGATAATTTGTCGTATGGTACATCCGATGGTAATTTAATAATGTCTGGATTATCAGCTAAACACTTATCTCTATCTCCTTGGGATGTGTCATAATACCAATACCAAACTCTACCTTGCATTAATTCGTTATCACCAAAGTCAAATTTACCACCTGGTGTTTGCATCAAGTGTAATGCCTTTTTACCGCCTGGTAATGCTGTAATACGATAAGTTAAATCACCCGCAATCATTCTTCGTTGTATGTTAATTTCTTGCATTCTCAATAACATATCGAATGCTGGTGTTAAATTATACGATCCACCTACGTTACCCATTTGTGCATAACCCGCAGGTCCTGATATACCACCACCCGCTAGTCCACCAAAAGACCAAGGATCCACCAAGAGATTATTTAATGTTGGTGGTGTAAACCATAAAATCTCATTGATTTCACGACCGGCAGGTATTTCATAAATCTGTTGATTCGCTTGTAACTGAATATAATCTTTTTCAAGTACCCAATCACCACTCGCTTGTAAACCTACGATTTTAGAATACGCATATTGATACCTTTCTTCGTAATCCAAACTCTTAGTGAGGAATGCTCTCGATAATGATTGAGTATCAAGATTTAGGTTGTAGAGTGAAGTCCATTGAGATTCGGTTAACCAATCTTGTACGTATTGTGAATAATCGTCGATTGAATACTCTAATAATGTATCCATCATTTCGTCTTCTAATTCTACAGATCTTAAGGGTGCACCTAATAAATGTCTTACCTTTTGGTAGAATTTGGTTCTTTCTGGTTCAGATATAATAGCCATAGATTTTTTATCTATAAATATCTATTACTCAATAATAATTTTTTGGATTTTTGTTTTGTAATACTCAACCATTTCGGTAATTGAATCAGAAACACCTAAATCATTTAACTTATCTTTGAAGTATTGTAATCTTTCTTTATAGAATTCGATTTCTTTTTCAGTGTCTTTTTGAATACTTTTTTTAACAGGGACTTTACTTGGTTCTTGTTTCTTATCTAATTTGAAGTTACTTCTAAGTGGCATTTCGTAGTAGTAAATAAAATGAGGGGGTACCGTTGCAGGATTACTTACAGTTAACATCCTGTTGTGGTCGTTTCTAAACATAATGTATCTACTCGTTGATCTATCAACATACATGATTATATCCACATTTTCACCCTTATATTTTGTTTGTCTATGCCAAGATGAAACTTTAAAATAGTACCCTCTATCGCCACTATCATAGAATTGAATATCACCCTCAATAAATGGTTTCACTTGAAAGAAAATTGGTTCTTGATTTTTTAATGTTAAAACAATATCTTGTCCTTTTTTTCTGTCATTTACATCACCCGAACAATGTTCGTATAGTTGATAAGTAATTCCTTCTTCATCAGGATTTAAGTTGTACACTTCACGTATTGTTTTTTTAGCGAAGGTTTCATTTTCCTTTCCAATAATTATCGTACCTAAATTTGGTGCAACTAATCTTTCGGTATACATACCATCGTTAGAGAATAAATCGTACGCATGTTCTGTAACCCAAGTCTTCAGGTCTTCTTTACCTTCAGTTTCCTCCATCCAAATTTGTTGGATAAGGGATTTTACTCTACTGTTGGTATCAAATCTATTGATAATGGACCACTGACTTGTACCACCATGTTTTTTTTCTGAGAAATCACCACCTAAAATACCAAGATCGGTGGAGCACTTTTTAGTTTGTAGTCTACCAATACAACCATTTTTATATTGTTGATTGTAGCACCCAACGTATTGTGAGTGAATTAACTCTCTGATTTGTTTTGGTGTTAATGGGAATGTATTTGTTGACCTCGCTTCCTTTAATATTTTTTTAACATCAACAGATTCTTTGATGTTTTTCTTTTCTGTTCTTGATTTGTAAAGTTCCTCGACAAACTCCCAATTTACATGATCCCAAAATTTAGAAATGTATTCATCTCTTTTGTTTTGGTATTTTAGATAATAAGCATGTTCCCAAACATCAAGACCTAAAATCGGATAACCACCACCTTTAACAACATCCATTAGTGGATTGTCTTGATTAGGTGTTGACATAATTTTTAATTTATTACTCTTATCTAAAACTAACCAAGCCCAACCAGATCCAAATCTTGTTTTAGCCGTTTCGTTAAACTCATCCTTAAGTTTTTTAATATTACCAAAATCTTCCTTAATTTTTTTAGAGATTTCCCCTTTAGGTATTTGTTTCTTAGGGGATAACATTTTCCAAAACAATGCGTGATTAAAAGCACCACCACCATTATTTCTTACCGTATCATCAAACTTACTTATTGATTTAATAATTTCTTCTAAACTCATTTCACCCTCTTTCTTTTTAAGAGCGTTGTTAAGTTTTTTAACATAACCTTTGTAATGTTTGTTGTAATGTATATCCATAGTTTTTGGATCAACAAACTTTCTCAATGCCGAATAAGAATAAGGTAGATCTTCAATACCAATTCTTTTCATCTCCGTTAATATTTCTTTACGGAGACCGTGAACTTCGGTTAATAATAATTGTTCTTGAATTAAACCTATTTTCTTATCAATACCTTTTGACTCATATATTTTTTCATCAAGATCAGGATTATCTTTTTCAAACATCTTCATTAGTTTTCCAGCTTCAGCATTTGCCTCATCTTCATTTTTACCACCGATGTTTGGACCGTGTTCCCTTTTCAATACTTCTCTTTGGTATTCATGAACCCATTCATGTGCTAAAGTTCTAAGAATGTCTCTATTCATTCTACCTTTAGTTAAGATCTTAAGTAGATTATCATCACTTCTACTTCCAGTGGTCATCTTACCAACTCTTTTAGGTAAGAATGCAATTTTGAATTCTGATTTAAGGGGAAATTGTTTTTGTAGAAAATTACAGAACTTATCTACGAGTTCTTTGTTTTTCTTATATTCCTTATCAACATATGATATTGAGACTTTCATTAAACATAAATATTCGCATTTATGAAAGATTAGTTTCTTTTGTTAATTAAGGTTAAAATGTCTTCTACAACATCCGCAGAACTAAAGTTGATTTCATCGCCCATCACCGTACTAATAACTTTTTTCTTAGCGTTAAGTATGTCGTAAATTGCGGCTTCTATGGTGTTGTCAAATATTGGATAATAAACCAATACATTGGACTTTTGTCCGTAACGGTATGCTCTATCCTCGGCTTGTGCGTGTTCTGCCGGTACGAAAGATAGGTCATTCATAATCACAACCTCAGCAGAGGTTAATGTTAAACCAACACCCGCAGCTTTAAGGTTTCCGACAAATACTCTTACTTTTTCGTCGTTTTGAAATTGGTCAACAGCTTGTTGTCTTACTGAGTTAGAACAACTTCCGTCTAAATAAACGGCTTGTTTTCCGAAATGTTGGTAGATACTTTGGAGTGTGTCCGTAAAGTTGGTGAAGATGATAACCTTTTTACCTTGTTCCAAAATATTCTCAGCGAATTCAATCGTTTGTTTTACTTTTTCATTTGCAATAACTTTTCTAACTTTCATTAGTTTTGAAAACTGAACGGTAAGTGATTTTGATTCGTCAGGATTTTTATCATACCAATCATAATATTCTCCCATCAAATTTTCATATTCTTTGGATTGTAATCTTAGATATACTGGTGTGATAATTTTATCAGGTAAGTCTAACACGTCTTCTTTTAATCTTCTCAATATTTGTTTCGAAGTGCGGTCTCTTAATTCCTCAAGGTTAGATGCACCTGTCACATTCCAAACTTTACGTTTACCTGCTGTGAATTGATAACCTTGACAATATCTAATTGCATAAGCCATCCAATTTTGAGCAACAGGACTTTCGATGAGGTTTAACAGATTGTAGTAATTCATAGGTCTTGATGTCATCGGTGTTCCCGTTAATAACCATGCTCTGTTAACGCTTTTTACGAAATGATTTATTATCTTTGTTCTTTGAGCTTGGGGGTTTGAGACCATGTGTGCTTCATCTAAAATAACCAAATCAAAATTCCCTTTGGTTAATAAAGATTCAGGTTTGTTTTTTACATCATAAAAGTTTTTTAGGATGTCGTAGTTTACGATAACAAAATCATGTTCGGTTGAAAATTTCTTTCCTTCCGCAATAAAAACAGGTCTATCTGAATAATTTGCAATTTCTCTTTGCCAATTTATCTTTAAAGATGCCGGACAAATAATTAGGATTTTTTTAGATCCTGTTTCTAACGCCGCTATGATTGTTGAAGTCGTTTTACCAAGACCCATGTCATCGGCAAGTATAAATCTTTTCGATCCCGCTAATTTTTCTATTGCAATTTTTTGGTGTTCTAACGGAGGTCTATGACCATACTTGGAGTAATCAACCTGTACTTCACTTACGTTATGACTTTTAATTAGTGCCGATTTAGGTACCCAAAATTCAGACAAAGGATCTTTATCAAAAAACTTACCCCAAACGTGGTAAGATTTTTCTTTTTCCACCAAAAGTTTTTCAATATAAATTTTTTCAGGAGTTTCTAACAGGTATCTTTCTTCGGCAAATTTTTTGGAGAAGTATGTATCTAAATCAACCCACTTTCTTGCCACCTTTGGTTTAACATCGTAATAATCTATAATATAATCAGATTGAGATCTTGTGGGGTAGAATTTTTTATTTGATAACTTTTTTTGTTGGATATATAGTATATAGTTATTAGCCCCTGAATAACTATCAAGTAAGTCTAAAGCTCTATGTTCTTTTAGTTGTTGCGGATTTTCCAAAACTACTTTTAATTAAAAATAATAAATAAAAAGGTATTTATCAATAAAAGCGTATGCAAAGTAGAGTTCCGATAACAAGATTAGGTAAGTTTTTTGGTTCTGAAGATTTCGAATTAGAGGTCGACATGGGTCAAGAATGGTTAATTGGTGATATCAATTTTACTTGTGTTTTATACCGTATCGATAAAAGTAAAAATAAAGTTGATGACGTTTATGGTGAGGCTTTAGAAAACGGTATTAAATTTTTACCTCCTGTGGAATTCCAAGCTTATATTACAATTGCAACGCCTGAAAACAAAACTGTTGGGACATCAAAGTTATCGCAGTCCGAACCAGGTAATATTACGATTTCAGTATATAATAAAACTTTAGATGATTTGGACATTCAAATTAACTATGGTGATTACGTCGCTTATTATGATAGTGAGGATTTTGTTAGATACTACACAGTAGTTGATGATGGTCGTGTAATTTCAGATACTAAACATACATACAAAGGATACAAACCTTTCTATAGAACTGTCAAGGCGGCATACGTAACACCTAACGAATTTATGGGACTATAATATGGCATTACCAAAGATTAAAAAAACACTTCCATTAAAATATCCTAAAACTCTTTTACCAAGAAGAGAACAAATTAAGGATATGATTACTCAGGACGGCACATATCTTCCTAAGTCATTACTCCATGCGGATTTGGATCGTGGGTTTTTGGATTTTGTTAAGAACACATTGGAGTGTATTGTTGAGGGTAAAAAAGTCCCAACTGTTGATATATTATTAACGACTCAGAACTGGTCACAATTCGTTGAGACTTGGGATTTCCAAACTATCGACAACAACGTAGAACCTCCTTTTATTACAACAATCAGAACACCTGAAGTAAAATATGGTAATAACCCTGCGGTTATGTACAACATACCAAACAGAAGGATGTATTACTATATGAATGTACCTACATGGGATGGAAACAGAAATGGTATGGACATCTATAAAATACCTCAACCTGTGCCTGTTGACATCAAATATACCGTAGCAATAGTTTGTAATAGAATGAGAGAGATCAACAAGTTCAATCAAATTGTAATGCAGACCTTTGCTTCAAGACAAGCGTATCAAGTTATTAAGGGGCATTACATTCCGATTATTAACGACGGAGTAAGTGACGAATCTGTTATGGATTTGGAAAAAAGAAAATACTACATTCAAAAATATGAGTTCACAATGATGGGATTTTTATTAGACGAAGATGATTTTGAAGTTGCTCCGGCAATCTCAAGAGTATTTCAAATGTATGAAGTTGATGCAAGTCCAAGTAAGAAACGTCAGAGAAAACCAATACCAAATCCACCACAAGAAGTTATATATTCATATCCAATCGATGTGAATGAATACAGTCTAACTTTCGAATACACGGCAAACCTTTCAGTGGTAGATACTGATAATATGTCTGGATGGCAAATTTATATCAACGGTGATTTTTATGGTTATGACTCTGATATTATTCAGATTAACACGAATGACACTTTAAGGATAACTTCATCAAAAAATTGGGATGGGGCGGCAGCATCAATTACATTATCTGTTGATCTACTTTAGTCTTCACCGTAGACATCTTTCTTTTCCTTACATTTTTCTAAAATCAAGTTCTCTAAAAACCTATACATTTTAATCCCTCGTTTATCACAATACTTCTTTAGTACTGAGTGAACTTCAGAATCAATCTTCAAATTTTTTATCTTCTTGCTATCGTCATTCATAAGGTAGAAAAAAGGCAGAATAAAATCTTACCAAAATATAAATACTTTTTAATATGTAAAGTTTTTGTGGTTTGACGTAATATTTATTATTAAAATAAATGAATAAAACCGTAAAACTTTAACATGGCAACAAACAGTAAAGTATTTGTATCGCCAGGTGTGTACACCTCTGAAGTTGACCTAAGCTTTGTAGCTCAAAGCGTGGGTGTGACAACATTGGGTATTGCTGGTGAGACACTGATAGGTCCAGCCTTCGAACCTATCTTTATTAGAAACTATGACGAGTTTACTACTTATTTTGGTGGTACTTCACCTGAAAAGTTTGTTAACACTCAGATACCTAAATACGAGGCAGGATATATTGCAAAAGCTTATCTCCAACAATCAAATCAATTATTTGTAACCAGAATCTTAGGATTGTCAGGTTATGATGCAGGACCATCTTGGTCAATAAGAACTGTAGCTAACGTAGATCCAACAACAATCGATCTATATTGTTTAAGTGCAGTTACCTCATCCGCAACTTGTGATACTACTTGTGTTACATTTAAAGAAGAGGATTACATTGTTACATTTACAGGTTGTACTGATGATATAACAAGTGTAGGATTTACAAGTGCGTTTCCAGCAAACTTACAAAACATTCTTACAGAAGAGTATCAGTTATTCAACGGGTCAACAAGTACAATTCAAGAAAACTTACAAACATTGGTTTTCGATATGATCACAGCAACTTCACCGGCAACTGAAGAATCGGAAACAATTTACTATTTTGGTTCAATCCCAACAACAGATTATTATAGTTTAGAATCTTTAGGTTATACCGCATCAACAAATGTATATAACGTTCCTTCTGTGTCTTTAGATTTTAATGACTTAACAGATGCTCAGAATGATCCTTGGTACTATTCATTATTTGATAACAATGGAAACAACGAATATTCAGGTGTTTCATTCACATCAATTGTAACAGGTTTAACACAAATATCATCATCTAGTACATGTGCATCTTTCTACAACTATAGTATTAGCGGAAATCCAGGTTCAATCAACTACACAACTCAAACAATCGATGTTTGTTTACCTTCAGGATTTACAGGTGCGTTAAGTGGTTTAGTAGCTAACTTTAGTGCTTGTACCACAGGAATTACAGTTGCTTCCGTTACACAAGTAAGTGGTGTTACGGCTAACAACTTTACATCAGGTAGTGTTGTTTACGCTTTAACATCACAAGATGGTACAGTTTCTACAACTTACACAGTTAACGTTTACACATATGATCCTTGTAATCTTTGTGTTTATTCAGGTAATTCAGGAACTCAGGATGTGGGTGGTATCACGACTTGTTATTCAGGTTCGGTAAATTTAGGTATGTATTTTTATACTGGTACTTCTTACTCTGATTACGACAACGTAGTTATTGGTACATTAAGATCAAGAGGTATATCAACATACGGACCTAATACTAGAAATCCGGCATGGGAAGTTACAGGTTTAACTAATGTTTCTTTAAGTATGACAGGTCAGTACGCAAATGCTTTGAAGAACCCTTATTCACCATTCGCAGTAAATGTAACAAATAAAGATGGTCAGAACTTCACGTTTGAAACGTCATTCCAATTGTCAAACTCAAATTATGTTACAAAAGTATTTGGTATAACTAACTTCCAAAAACCAAGATTAGAAACACCATTATTCTGTGAAGAAAGTTTCCAATCATTCTTAAACTTCGCGTATAACAAAGGTTATATTAGAGGATTAAATCCTGAATTGATCGAATTAGATTCAGCTCAAAGTGGGGATGTCAATTCAATCGGTTGGTATTTAGATAGATGGCAAACACCAAGTTCACCTTATGTTGTTTCAGAATTAAGAGGTAACAAAGTATTTGACCTATTTAGATTCTACACTGTATCCGATGGAGATGCTGCGAACACATTAATTAAAATCTCAATCGCGGATATTTCATTCGCAAACTCAACATTTACGGTATTAATTAGAGATTATTTCGACACAGATGCAAATCCTGTGGTTCTTGAGAAATTCACTAACTGTAGTATGAACCCGGCACAAAACAACTTTATTGGTGTTAAAATTGGTACATTAGATGGTGAATATACTTTAAATTCTAAATTTGTAATGGTTGAGATTAATGAGGACGCACCGGTAGACGCAGTACCTTGTGGATTCAACGGGTTTAATTTTAGACTATATGCGGGAGCAAGTTCACCTTTCCCAATCATTAAATCAAGATACGATTTCCCTGGTGAAGTTATTTACAACCCTCCTTTCGGATTAAGTACAGGAAACGATAATTCAACAACTAGTGCTGGTGATAATA